CGAAGATGTAATTTCTATTTTTTCAGAGATAGATTTTTTCCCCTTATTAAACTCCTTACTTACGCCACTATCGCCATCTACAAGCGAAGTTAAAAATATAATCGGAGCTGTACCAGTAGTATAAACTCCCTGCATAAAGCCCATGAGGTTATCTGTGACAGCGTGTCTTGCTCCAGTCCAAAAGTTGGTGCTAGCGTCTGTATTGTCCAGGTATCTCTTAAATGACAACATTTCTGCAAGGTCTCTTGCAGGTGTTTGTCTATCTTTATTGTTTTTTGTTGCCTCAATCCAATTATTGACAGTACTCTTTATCTTAATAATATCTTCATCGGTCAATTTGTCATTACTATAAGCTTCAGTTAAAGTCTTGTAGTCAATGGTATGAGTGTCTTTGTCATATCCTGGTAAGTTATTAAAATAAGAAAACTCTGGAGCTTCCGGAATTACTTGTCTGTCATTGCCGTTTGGCGTAATATCGTTGCCTTGAGCGTCTTTACCTTTAATGGCCGAAGACATCGCAATTTGAGCGTCTTCATCAGAGAAGTCAGCCTTGTACTCGTTTTTAATTTTGTCTTTATACTCGTTTATCTGGTCATGCCTTTCGACCATAGAGGCCAGAGAGTCGTTCTGTGCTTTCACCCAATCCTGTGCTGTCCTCAAGTCATTCTGGTCCGAAGTCATAGCGAATTTGGTGTTTGGATTAAGTTTTTGAGCTTGCGACATCTGAAGAAGAGCAGGTTTTAGTTGCTCTTGATAATATTTACTATCCGTGAAAGATTTTGGGGCGTTGACCTCAATATCGCCGTTGTCTGACATTTTGATATTGTAAGTAGAATAGAGGTCTTTTTTAGACATGAACTCACCGGTATCGCCATAGCGATATAATTTTTCACCAGAGTTTCTTCTGGCGACATTAGTGTCATTGTACGGCATCGTGCCGAGAACCTTACCGTCGTCGTCTACGATATTAAAACGATTTGGGTCGGTGTTGTCCAGTTTCTTATAGACTGTATTTCCATTGCCATCTGTTGTTGCAAACCACGTATGCTCTTCTGTGCTGTTTATATCATTAAAAGCTTTCATAGTAATCCTAATTTATTATCTCAGTATGTTTACCAGCATTTGGTTTACGAAGCTTGAGGCCATTAAGATAAAAATAATTATCTTCGTTGTCATATGGTGTTTGGCCTTGAGGAACATCTTTTGCTGAGTTCAGGTTGTCTTCTAGTTTTCCACTTTGAATACTAGGGTCTTTTTCCATTACATTACCACTTGTCGCTTGTCTTTGGAGCGCATCTTGTTTGGCGTTAGCTCTTCTCTCTTGGCTAAGTCTTGACCTCATCAGGCGTTGTTTATATTGAGCAGAAAGCCCTGCTAAAACATCAGATAGAGCCTTGGCCTGTGCTGTGGCTCTTAGGTTAGCTACCATACTGTCTACCTGTGGAGTTTGGTAGCGTTGCATAAAATAATCTTCGCCACCGACTAGACCACCTTGTGTCGGAACAACATCTGTGCCAAGGTTTCTCGTATCAGCCTGTATTCCAGCGTTGTTGTTTGCCTGAATACTTCTAAGGTTGTCAATAAATTGCATTTGTTCATCACGAGAGAGGGTAGGGTTAATATATTTGTTCCCCTCATAATCGTATGCTTCATTATTATTCATGCCTTAATTGTACCAAAAGAAAAGCCTACCAGCTAAAAACTGATAGGCTCTTATTTAAGGATATATGTCATAAAGTATGAAATATATAATGACACTGAGAGAAGAACTAGTCATAACGGGTGGGCATCATTTTCCACTTCTCCCCTCAAAGATATTATAGCATATCGTGTTAATATTGGTGTATGGAAAACAATACTTTTAATACAAAGAATATCGTGGATAGAATAAGACTAATCGGGGAACTAGAACACCTCTATTTTCACGCTAAGATGTCTGCTTCAGTGGCTAAATTAAATGGAGATGAAGACATGGAAGTCTTCCATCAGACTGTCGCTAGCAAAGTTCAACGACTTCGCCGAGAATATATGACAAAACACTTTGGCAAAATGCCAGATGAGTTGTGGTGCGAGGGGAAAGTGTCAGCTAGTCTTAGACAGATTGCCTATGAAACAGATACAGGTGATACTGAAACACTTGTTAAAATAGATGACATTGTGAACACGGTATGGGGAGAGATTACCGACTTAGACCTGTCAGGTTGTAAAGCTTGCGAGGAAGATAGGAAAGAATAATATAAAAAATACCCCCGAAAGGGTATTTTTTGTTGGTTTTACCTCTGTACTAAGCGACTAGGCCAGTAGCTTCGATAATGAGCCCGTACTGTGGGAAAGTAATACCTGAACCAGTGTAGATAGAGGTGATAGTACCACGTTCGAGCTTTTCACAAGAGTTTGGCTCAAGGTTGAGGGTGTAAGCTTCTTTCTCGAAAGAGTAGCCAACACGTGGGTCAAGAAGAGCGATGTACTGTTTCTTTGCGTCAGCAGAGAAGAGTGGATAGGTAGAGGCAACAGCACCAGCGGCACCTGCAGTAACTAGCCATGGGGAACGCTTCATGATGACGACATTGCCTGGGATACCGAGGATAGTCTTTACGCCGTCAGCAACCTGGAAACCTGGTAAGTCCCAAGCGTTGAAGGTGTTGACAATCTGATAGTTAGCGTTGAGGTTGTGAGCGTTCTGGACAGAAAGGATAATCTCGTTAGCAGCTTCAGCACTCATGAAGACAGTTGGGTTGATACCAAAAGAGCTAGACATGTAGTAGTAAGCCTGTGAGATTAAGGCGCGCTTTTCACCGACCTTACCAACGTTTGCCCAGTAGTGGGTGCTGTAGGTCTTAGCAAGAATAGCGTCAACAGTCCTTGCAGGTGCAGCGATAAGACCTTTAATAACTTTGTTCCAGAGGTCGACTTCGCGGACAAATTCATAAGCACGCTTTGATTTAGCGAACTGCTTGGTTGCGTATTCAAGAGTCCAGAAGTCAGAGTCCTTATCGCAGTAACGAACGCCGTAAGCGTATTCAGTGTCAAAGCGGAAGGTCAAACTTTGAAATTCTGGGTCAGTTGAGATACATGGCATAGAACAGTTAAGTTTCATGCGGTCATGACAGGTATCGACCTGTTCATAAGTGATAGCAGAAGTCTTAACCATTGAAAGAGGGTTTTGGTCTTTCTCAACTAAGAGTTTCCACTCCTGACCAAAGCGAAGTTTTGAGATAAACTCGTCTGCTTGAATTACTTCATTGCCCTTGTAGAAAGAGCGAGAAGAATCAATTTCCGCTTCAAGCATTACGTCTTGAACGACCTTGCTTGCAACGAGTTCACGGATAAAAGGACCTTGAGACTTATAGTCAATCGGAGTAGTCTTTGGGTCGGTCTTAGCCGTAGCTAAAGTTTGGGTATAATTACCAGCCATTATTTTTCCTTATTTAATTAAACTATTTTCTTCGTCTGTCCTTTTAATTGGCGATTGCAAGTCGTCAAGCTAAAAGTGTCTAGTAAGATAGGCTCTTGTTTCTCGTTTGGCTCGCTCGATTTTGCATATCAAGTGGGTCTATCCAAAACACTAGTCCGTCCTCTATTACTTTAGACTTATCCTCAATATACACGAGAAATAATACAAAATAAAAAAAAGGCAAGAAAAATAGCTAGTTGCCTAGCTATTCTCCAGTCATTTGTCGAAAAAAGTCCAATATAGAATAATCTGTATCTGTTATTTATTATAGACGTTATTCTTCAAGAACTCAAGAGCTTTCTCAATACTTGGGTGAGTTTTCCCCATTTGCTTTAGTTCGATATTCTGGCGGACGATATTCTCTGCCATCTCCTTTGAGGTTACTTCTCCGTTCTCACCAGTTTCAACTAAATTAACAGTTGGAGCGCCAGACCCCTCGGCCTCTGCTGGTTGAATAGCTGGCTTGGTTTTAGCGTAAAGTGAGAGGAAATTGCGGATTTTTGCGTCGTTAATGTTGCCATGGTCATCGTTGATGGTTACGTCAAAACTAGCCAAAGTCTTAAGAATAGAGCCATCACGGATTTCACCTGCAATGTTTTTATATTCATCGCTACCTGCTAGGTCATTAAAGTACCTACGAGTGTTAAGTTCAGCTTGAGAAACATACCCCTCTGGTATTTTATATTCTTGGACTGGCTGAGTCGGCTGAGTTGGCTGAGTCGGTTGGACTGATTGAGTTGATTGCTCTACTTGAGCTTGTTCAGGTTTCTGTGGATTCGAAACAGTTTGTTTCATTTTATCAAACACCTTATCAAAGCCACCGTTATTTGAGGTAAAACGATTAAAGGCCTCAAGTTGCTCAACAGACATACCAAGGGCTTTGCTAAGTTGCTCTTTGGTTGGTTCAGCTGGAGCGGTTGTAACTTGCTCCTGTGCTTGTGGTTGTGCTTGTGTATTCTCAGCTGCACCCTGATTTTCTAATTCTGGCATTTTGTTTGCTCTCCCTATTTAATAGCTTAATTATCAGACACATTTATTTTTTTATCAAGTTCAGAAAGAATATCAGATATTTCATGAATATCCCTAACTGTTCCCCCAACACTCGCCATGTCGTTTTCTTTAAGTTCCTTGTCAAGAGCGACGATTTTACGTTTCAAGCTCTTAGCTAGTTTTCCGACAATAGCCTGTACACTCTCTGTCCTATAAAGAGTATCAAAAATGATTTTTCCTGCGTCTTCCATCAACTGGTATTTTATTCTATACCATTAGGATTTGCAAACATCGAGCCACTTTCCTCTGTTAAACCATCGAGGTTAGTCTTCATCGCTCCATCTTGGGATAACATCTCGAGTAGTTCCGGCGACATCTGGTCGGTGGCCTCTGACTGGTTTTGCTCACCTTGATTCACCTCATCGGCAAGAGCCATGGTTGCCTGTTCTGCCATTTCAGGGTTTTGGTCAACTGCGTTCATTGCCTCATAAATTTCAGGGTTTTGTTCATAGTTTGCCTGGTTCTGAGCAAGAGCATTTGCTTGGTTCTGCGCCATAGTCTGTGCGAGCGCCACTTCTTGCTGATTATTCTGTTTCAAGAAGTTCTTCACTAGAGGTCGTGGAACTTGGTCAAAGAGTGATTGAGTGATTAGGAATGCTGTAAGCTCCTCGGACAATCTATCCTTGTATGTACCCAGTAGAGTAAGTGCATTGACAGCGACAGATTTGTCATGGACTCGTTTGGCAAGCTTAGATTTCACAGTAATAGTAGCAGAGAGTGCCATCTGTTCTAGGGTCAAGAGGTCACTCATGCCGTGGTTCACTACCTCAAAGCTTTGCTTCGGCGAATACGCTACACGGTTAGCAATACATTGTCTTGCGATGTCAGCATATAAAGACATGATGGCGTTCTGGTGTGTCGCTAGGCCTTGTGCCATAGCCCCTTGCGCCATACCACTTTCAGCGGCACTTGCCCTATCACCCATCATCTGCATTGCGTCAAACTGGTCATAGCCATGCAAGGTTTCTTTAATCTCTTTCTCTAGCTTGGCAATTTGACTGTCAATAGGTGAAAAGTCATACGGGAACTGGATTGCTGCAATATCACCCTGTACTTCATCGAGTACAATACCCATGATGTTAAGAACACCCTTTAGCTCATCGGCATCGGCAGAGTTGGCGGTAATACGCAAGATAGAGAGAATTTTAGCAACGTGGGCTCGTTTTGCCTCCCAGCCACAAAGCTCATCGTGTAAATCAAGAAGTAAAGCGACATCAGAGAGTGGATAAGACACAATATCTTTGTTCTTTACAAGCTCCATCTTAAATTTAAGTGGACAGTCTAGTTTGAAGTCAATCACTCTATTCACCAGCTCTTCAGTCATTGGATTAGTCGTGGTCATCAAGATTTTACGCCTAAACGCCTTGGAGTTGGCGGAAATGACGAAACGACGGTTGATAATCTGGAAACGGATACCACGCTCTAAGTCATACATAGTAATCAGCTCGACATCATCGCCGCCATAGCCTGACTTGGTTTTAGCTTCAGGTAGTGTTGCTCTCGACTGATAATAAGAGAGGTTGTAGCAAGAGTATAAGTCATGGCGATAATCTTCCATACCCTCAGTTAAACCACCTGCAAGGCTCGGAGAAGAGGCAAGCGTGTTCATGGTAGACACATATAAGTCTAGTCCGTTGAGAGAACGGATTTTGCGGCCGTGTACTTTGACCTGTTTGTTAATCTCAGTCTTGTCACCATTGGTGGTAAAAATATCAGTTTCAGGAGCTTTAATATCAAGGTTAATTTCCTCGTTTCTATCAGAGGTAAGAATAGCTTTCAGTTTACTCCAACTCACCATTTCGCCATAACCACGGAAACGTTCCTGCCCTGTAGATGAATACTTAGTGTCAAAGAAGATATTCTTTGGGTTGATACGCTTGATTATGTTTTTATCCTCAACTGGGTCATACTTAACGTCAACTGCCACGATACCGTTACAGGTTAAGTCATGAGAGAACGTCGAGGCCATTAAGTCAAGATGGGAAAGAATATAATCCTGTTCACACTTTCTCGCGAGTAGCTCCTCGGTGTTATCCTCTATCATCATGTATGGGTCGTCTAGCTTATACTCATAACTATCAACCCCTGTTGACATCTGTGCCGTGCGATTATCTACGGCTTTTTTAAGAGTAAAAGAACGCCCCTCTGGCATTTCACCACAGAATTTCTTCATTCGCTCTCTAATTTGACTATCTGGGATTTTCTGCAAGTTACTCGCTAATTCTTCTTGATAGGTGTTTCTATACGGTCTGCCAGTTAAAGCAAGGTTCACTCGGTGAAGTAAGTTAGCAAAGAAAACACGGGAGCTTCTGCTTTCCTCTATCCATTGCAGAGGGTAATCATATTCATTATTAAGACTATCGCCATTCATACGCTTATTGTATCCTATAACACAAAGAGTTCAGATTTTTTACGCCCATCTAACTGTTTCTCGGTCAAGCTCCCAGCGTAAATCCATAGACACGCCACCTGGTCATCATGCCCGTGCCCTTGAGCCTCCATACGGATTGTCACACTGCCATCGCTCCTCTTCTTTTTCTTCTTCACGAAATTTCTCATCTGCTCCAAAGTAATTGAGTCGTGTATCTTAATCTTATCTTGGGAAAGTAAAAGAATAATCTTATCTATCATCGACTCCTTAGAGCTTGCCGTTGTCCTAATCCCCACTTGCCTGACTCGCTCTCTAGCTCCATGACTACCTTTAATTGAGCCTGCCCCTTGCGTGTAAAAGAAATTGTAATAGCGAAGTTGCCTGACTGCCACTAAAAATGCCTCTGCCACGTTCGCCTCTGGACAGATTATCGCCTTATTATAAAGTTTTGCTATTGCCACCGCAAAGTCGGCATAGTCCTCTATCATGTAGCCCTTACCGTTAAAAGTCGCTACCTGCTCCAAAGTATTGTCGTCCCAGACCTGCATAGCAAAGTAATCGGAGTCTTCAGAAAACGATGTAATCGGGTCAACGATGAGCTTATATCTATGAGTTGCTACCGGTGGTACAAACACCATAAAGTCAGAGGCCTCAGCTGGCTCTGCCTTAACCTCACCAGAGAGATTGTCTGTCACCAGGCGGTATGGCTGTCCACTCAGGATATTCGGCTCTTGCTTTTTTAATAACGCCTCAGAAAATACCATCGCGTCATCTGTAATGCTTAGAATATCCTCTAAAGTCGTCGGGTACTCATAACGCATGGTGGAAATCTTTAACGACTTGGTGCGATACCAACCAATCTTATCCGCAAACTCATCTGGTGAAATCCCCTCTGCTTTCATGGCTGGGATAATCACTTCTTTCTCATAATCGGATAAGGTCTCAAGGTTAACGCCGTCGCCATCGCCCTTCCTACCGTAAACCAAGAACCATGGCACGAAAACAAAATCCATCTCCTCTGGGTTTTCTATCGCTGTCTTCACCTTATTTAAAAAATACGGCGACATACGGTCAGAGAAAGTTGAAATAAAGACCACTAAAGAGAAGCCATAGTCTGGGATAGCACCAGAGATTGCGTCCTCGGTCACCTCTGGGTGGGCGTATTCACTCGGCTCATCAGCAATCCAGATATTCACCGTACCAGAACGAATTGAGTTCGCCCCTGCCGACACCACATCACAGTATGAGTTCCTGATAATCCTGCCTCGAATATCCGAGTAAT